TTTCACGAGCTTTTTGTTCTGAAAAATCAGCATTAATCCTGTTTTGAACTTCCTGAGCAATCAACTTATTTGTGGTATCAATATCTTTGATTCGTGCATCGCGTTCTGAAGCAATACCACTATTTGCCTGATCTACAGCCTGTTGAACAGCGTTTTGACGGTCTCTAACTTCCTGCGCTATTTGATCTTTCGTATTTTGAATATCTTGCTTAAGTGGACCTATTTCAGCATCAATAGTCTCAATATGATCAATCTTGGTTTTAAGATCCTGGTTGAGCTGAGACTCACTGATTTGATCATTTAAAAGCTCAAGAACATCTGTTGCATCGGCAGAAGTTGTCGCATGAGTCCAATCCGACCATGGCCCAATATTTCCAATCCTATCAATCAAACGCCCCCGATAAAATTGAGTCAGATTTGGCTGTAAACCTTGCAGAGTATGAGTCGTTGTTGGATAAGCGAATAAGCCCAATTGAGCAATGTTGCTTGTTCCATCTGGTGAAACTTGGATTTCTGTATAAGCAGTATCAAGCGCACCAGTTGATGGAAAGCCCCAATCAAGTTTTATACCGAACAAAATTCCTGTTGCTTGGATAAATGCCAATTTTGGAGGTAAACCTTGCTTTCCAGAGAGTTCAGTCAAAGTTGAATAAACTGGTAAAGAAGCGATCTCAAAAGCTGAAATCGCTGTTACTCGTGCTTGATATTGACCCGCATAAATACCTGGCACCTCAATTGAATTATTACCCGTGATTGGTAATTTAATCCAACTCCCATCATCCTTGCGCCATTCAACCTGATACTTAACCGCGCCCTTAGCCTGCGCCCAGGACACAATCATTGTTGCTACGTTAATTCCCTGGTCTACTCTGCTTTCACTTGTAATCGTTAAATCAGAAACAGGGTCTTGTAGTGACGGGTTCAAAATCGAAATCGGAACCTCATCAAAATAAGCACCCTTGTCAATCGCATCAAACTTGGCTGGATTATATTGAAGTGCAGTCACTGAAAATTGATGATGCTCATCTTGGGTAATAGAAATCACTCGAAACTTCATTGTTGCCAAGTCTTGAGCATCAATCACCCAGACGTTTTGTGTGGCAATAGCATCAAACTCATGAGTAACAGTAACAACTCGACCCGAGATCGATTGAACAATTCGAGTTTGAGCCTTTCCATCCTCGCCATTAATAATCAGTCGGTCACCAGCAACTGCCACAACGTCGTCACGATCTAGCGTAATGCTTTTACGATCTGCTGATATTTTAGATACACGCCCTCCGTTTGCCCGTCCAGCAAACAATGGATCTGCAATATCAATAACTCTTCCCGGCTGCGGAATATGGCCATCCAAACCAACTTTAAAACTAACAGTTCTGGTTTCTAACTGTTCAGACTTTAATGCCCACCAACCTGCTCGCTGCGCTTGCCCTCGTGAGGTACATCCCCAAGCTTCTATTTCTAAAATACGAACTTGGCCAGCTTCAGAAATTGCCTTTTCATCGCGGACAAATTCATATTCAGTCTTATAGTGATTGGCTGGGTTGTCCCATGCAATTTTTACAACATTGTGCCTGTCTCGAGCACGAGTACCTGCATATTCAAAATTGCCATCAATAACATTAGCCCGGGTATAAGTGAAGTAAGTATCTTGAGGAATATCCGCATCACAAATAATGCTATTGCCATCCCAAAATGTGATGGCACGGAATACACCTGCTAACTTAGTTAAAATTTCAAAGGCACCTTCTGCGCTCTGAAGATAAACGTTACAAGTAAAGCGTGGTTCTTGGCCGCCTAGACCGTCTGGTACCATTTCGTCACAGTATTGTGCTAATCGGTACAATGACCACTTATCAACCATTAACGGGGTTAATCGGTCACCCAGCGCATAGCGATCAACTGTACAGATGTCGTAATAGATCCATGCCGGGTTATTGGAATAAGCCTCTTTAAACGTGCCATCCCACATTCCAACATACTGACGTGTAACCGGATTGTAATTTGTCGGTACTTTAAGAATTTCACCCTTAGCGTCCATTGCAACTTTAGCAACATTTCCAAAGGTCTCAGCATCATACTGAAGACCCAATAATGCTGTATTTGGATAGCGTAATTTCGCATCGATCACTTCTGTTACAGCTGCAATATACATCTTGTCGCTGATATATTCAGAAGTTGTATTGGGTGTAAGTCTACGAACACGAACAAGCCAGCCAGAGTCTGCACGAGGCAAATCAATCCGATGAGCACGTTCATAATTTGCAGATGTTTTATCTGAAATTTTGGTTTTTAGTACTTCAGTCCAGACACCTCCATCAATCTGTAAATCAATTGCGTATTCGATTGTTACACCTGATACATCACCATTTGTGGCGTTTTGACTGCGCAAAGGTCCCCACTTTAAGCGCAAACGAACAGCATCGAGATCAAGATTACTAAAAGCTCGAACCCATGGCGTTTCAGACTTTAACTCCACATCGATGGCAGTTTCACTTTCTACTGCAGGAAAACCCTCAATGTATTCCTGATCATTAGTACCATTTCTAAAATCAACTTTTACATTTTCAAAGTTAAGGCTTCCATCTGCATTCTGAAGTGGAGTTTCTTCTAAATAAATTGACTGAAGCCCATTAGCTAAACCTTCAATCTCGCCTTCAGCTAAACCATATAGAACCTTGATAAAGGTTTTCGATTGAGCAGAATCTGGTGAAATGACAGGTTGCCGTTGTTTATTGCTGCCTTTTTTTGCGCCTACTACTGCATTCATAAGAAATCTCACGCAATAAAAAAGGCGCTAGAAAGCGCCTGTTAAATAATTAAAATTTACATCTGATCTTCTGGATATTGACCAGCACTGATAATGAAGCCGCCGATTTCCCGTTGACCATAAAGAATTGGAACAGGATTACCTTGTGCAACTGTAGTTACTGCACCGCCAAAGCCTTTGTTGGCACGGTTGCCGTCTTGGTTTTGGTCTTGAGTATTATCAATTTTTGGCATGAGCATTGATGCAACCCCTCCCATAGCCATGCCAGCACCTGCACCTATCAATGCAACCTGAGCAGCCTGACCAATACCTGGTATAAATGAAGCAGCTATCAGAATCGCACCAAGTACAAGTTGCAAAATCCCATTATTGCCACCAGCCCCCATTACACGCGGAACAATGTGAATCGCGTCAGCTTCCGTATTCATCTCAAGCTGTTCTTGACCTATATTATTGCCAGTGATTAAACGCTTAGTTTCGTGGTCATAAATCGCTGGGCGTTTCTTTCCTCGCTTATTACTCGAGTTCTTTGATTTTAAAAATACGGCAAAGCGTAGGCCCTGCTCATGTGCATGCAACATAAAGTGTTCAAAGCCAGCGATCTGAACAGATAATGCTCGCATTGCTTCGCGAGTATTTACGACATCGAGCTTAAATTCACGACCGAATTTTTGCCCCAAGATGCCGTACAATCTAATTGTTTTTAACATCTCTATGCCTCAATATCTTTACTGTTCGCTCTTGCCATTGTTGTCCATAAATTTCACGAACAGATTTACGATTATATGGATGATGAAGAATTAAGCTTGAACCTATGCATTGCTCAGTTTGCTCCGATTTAAGCTGTCCATTATTAGCCAGCCAAACAACCGCATGATTAGGATGCTCGGTACGCCCAACACGACAAACAAGCATATCGCCATACTGCGGTGTATCAACTTCATAGAAGCCCGCTTTTTCATAATTCTCAAGGTAAAGTGATGGATGATCTTTATCTTCCCACCATGCATCTTTACGCTCGAAATCCATCAGTTCTACGCCCAATTCACGATCATAAAAGTCACGGACTAGTGCATAACAGTCCTGAAAATGATGAATATAATTACGCCCCACTAAAGGGGCGCGATAACCAAATGGTTCATAAACTTGAAAATCAAGATCTGGATATGAACAAATCACCCATGGTTTTTTGTGCAGTTCAATTTGAATCAGATCAAGCTCAGATGCTTTTGTAGTGCCATCTGGGTGGCTATGAACATATGCAGTAATTTCACCTTGATCTTCAGCATTTGCCAAATCCTCGGGATGAATTTCAAATTGATCAGATTGTTCGGCAATATTGCGACAAGCGATATATTGCTTATCAACAATCACACCACAGCATTCAAGCGGATAGCATTCATCAGCATGCGCCATGATTGCTTTTTTAATTTTTGCCGTAAGTTTCATAAGACCTCACAATAAGCTTGAAGCCGGGAACCCACCAAATGGCAACGGTTTGTTTTCACCGAAGCGCAAGCGACAAGAACGTAAACGTCCACCGCATCGATCAAGTGCAGGATTATCAGTTGGCTCATCTTTATCAGTGAACATTGCTACACCTGTGTAACCACATTCCTCGCCCCGGTACTTCCCGACCATGCACCAATGACAAAGTGAAGTAATTTGTCGAACTGGGATTTTCAAACCCTCAAAATCGATTGGATTGGACAGCTCGAAAGTCACTTGTTGTGCATTTTCAGATGTCTTTTGCTCGATGTACCAGATTTGTTCTTTTGATTCATTCGATGCAGTTGGATTACCATCTGTAAAGTTCTCAGCGTCAATATATTTGGCAAGTGTTGTAATGACTTTAAGCTTTGCCCCAGCAAAGTCTTTAAATTGCAAACAATAAGCAGAAACGGCATTTTGAATGCCGTTAATGTTGTTTGCCATTGATAAGGTCGGTGCAGAAGCTTTACCATCACTTCGCATTTCAAGACCAGACACCTCAAGTGCCATCGGTTCAAAAACCTGCCCTTGCCAGATAATATTTCGGTTCCATACTTTTTGATCACCGGCATCAAAAACTTTGCCAATGCTTCCAGAGTCTGCACCGATCAATCCTTCAGATCCGATGGAAGAGTAAATTTTTTCCCAATCTTGAAAAGCTATATGTCCATGGAAACGTAAAATGCAAGCACCCAAGCTGCTGGCATCCAGTTCAAATAGATGAATAAGACCATCTACATACAACTTCTGAAAATCACTGTTGAGGCTCATCTGAATTTACCTCTTCAGTAGGCATTTCTCGTACTGGCTTTGGAACTTCTTGCAAGCGGATATCGATCCATCGGTTTAAAGTGATGTCTACAGGATTTTCCAGATCAGCAACAATAGAAGCCGTTTCAATATCAAATTTCTTTTTAAAGGTTTTGACTTCTATATCGTAGTTTTCAAACTGGTGATACTGCACTGCAAATAAAATATTACCATTTGCATCTTTTGGGGTTTCAACATACCACCCTTCTTGCGCAAAGCCTGACGACCCCTTAATTAAGTAATGCCCAACATCTAACTTTTCAAATATAATCTCTTGTTCCGATGCTTCATGATTGAGTTGAATTTTGTCTGCATAAAGATGGATAATGGGCGATGCAGCTTTAATAAAACCATTAGAATCTACAGTTGTATTTCTTTTACTTAAGTAAGCTACTGAATCACCAAAAACATTACTATTAGTTGAATGTCTTAAATATAAATCACCTCCCGTAGTAATAAACAAATCATGTAACCAACGATTGGCTTCAGCAGTACCAAATCCCAATCGAATTACATTTCCATACTCACCTGGTAAAGATGAATCCGCATAACAATCTAAGCCAGATCGCCAATTATCCATGTTATCTAAATATGCTTTACTTTTTACAACAAGCCCATCATTAAACTTTCGCCCCCAACCAAAGGCCCCAACTTCAGTCAAATTTCCTGGACTTGTCCCCACATACCGACTCGCAGCATGAGAAGGATTGGTGAAGTTTTCATTTATTTTTGCGCCAGTTGAGCGGAATGTATCACCGCCTGCGCCAGTCGGAGCTGAACCTAGATTTACTGTTTGAATTGTCATTTTCTTACTCGCATAAAAAAGCCCCAGCGAGTGGGGCATGGAAATTATTAAGAATTAGGTGACGGGCACAACTCCGTCTTGTGTGCATGCCGTAGTTTCTTGCATGAGGTCACGACATTAGGAGAAAATTGTATACCAATAGGCTTTTGTTTTTGATCGGGTCAAGAAGTAGTAAAGCCCCCACTTTTTAGCAAGATCTTGCTTGCTTTTACCTGTATATTTTACACATAGCTTAATGAATATATCGGTTGAAAAATGCTTCATTTTGATTTCCTTTGGATGATAAAAAAGGACGCAAATGCGTCCTTTTGTTGAGAATGGATAATTTAAGCTAATTGATCACCAATAAATTTAGCTTTTACTTGAATAACTACACCTGGTATTGCTTCAGTATTACCAACTAAATCATAGCCAGTATCAGTAGGTTTAACCTCTAAAATTAATTCGTAATCACTGATATCACCAAATACAGATACAACATTCCTATCATGTTGTTTTGCATTTAATTTGAGAAGATTGTTTTCAACCCTGCCACGGTATGTAAATCCATAATCTCCACCATTGACCACTCCATCTTTTACCACCACCGTACCCTCACCAAAATCTTGGATAGTGCTTTTGAATTTCACAAAGTAAATTCCGTCTCTCATTTTAACCTCATGCATTAATCGCTGAAAATTCAGCCATTTGATAGTAGGGCATTGATGGTCAAAAGTTAAGAGTCATCAGGGGTAAAAAACTTGGATGAATGTCGTTGAGATTTGCCAAACATCGCCACCCAAACAACGGGGTTGATATTCACCTGTTTTAACTCGTACCTCACCGTCTAATGGCGAATCCCATAGAAACGAGTCCGCGCCTTTGTGCTGGTCAAAGAAAGCTTTAATCTGCATAATTTCAGCTTTGTAAGCCGTTCTTTGATAAGTCCATTCACCAGATCGGTTATTGATACCTACAGCAATGTTTTGTTCATAACCATCACCGAACTTAGATGACAAAGTATTAAAACGTTGGGTATTACTATTCCCATCTAAGTCACATTTAAATGTGAATTTACGATTACTCATCTTTTTTTGACCACTCAACTTTCATACTAACCGGACTATCTTTAAAACGTTTTTTGCAACTTTCTAGATCATTC